GGTGTGCAATTACTAGAAGGCGATAGTGGGGATACGGCAATAACTGCAAGACAAATTACTTTTTATCAACCTAAACGCCCACCAATCCCTGAAGATGCCGTAGTGCTAGCAGACTACATGCTTTATGCAGATTGGGTTCCTATTGGTGATGCCGAAACAGGTTATATTAGTAAAGGCGCAAGAAGAACACACGCAAGCCGGGATATTTTTGTAAATAGAGATTCAGGAAGTAATAGTCCTTCACTTTCTCAGCAAACATCAGATGATAATGGTAGTGCTAATTTTGGGTTTAGGATGTCGCCTGGAAGTGGTTCACCTTGTAGTATAGATTTACCAGTTTTTTCTACTAATTTTGCTGTTTATGCAGAAAACCCATCGGTTTCTGGACACGCTATGAGTTTTGGTGGAACAAGTTCTACCATTACTAAACTAGATAATAGTGCAAATGATGATTTAGATGCTTTTGTTGGTCCCACAACTTCTACTGATTTAGGTGTTAATAAATTAGAATATACAGCTATGGGAGATTATCATTTTTCAGGATTTGATTCTGCTGGAATAATTCACACTCCTCATCATTACCAAACCTTTGAAACCCCATTCCTTCATGAGTTAGTAGGTGGTGATAGAAATATGGAGCAGACTAATTTAATTTGTAGTCCAGATGGAAAGACTTGGGATGAGATTACGAGAGATACAAGTTATATTACACTACACACTGGAATGCACTGTGGCGGTACTCCAGCTGGTAGTGCTCCAGTTGTCAATGGCAATGAGCTTCTTTTCAAACATTTTGAAATCTATAGGGGTTCAACAACTGGTGTAGAAGGTTTGCAAAAGAATTTTGCTTTGGCTTGTGATAGAATTATTTGTTTGGAGGATGGATATTATATTTGCAGTTGGGGAGCTAGAGCACAGAGTGGTTTAGAATTTCAACTTTATTTGTTTAAAAATAGCACTTCTGCTTCTTTCTTTACATCCATTGATTCAAATAATCATGGTGGAGATAGAACTGGAACATTCAGAACAGTTTCGTTTAGATTAAAAAGAGGAGATTATCTTGTTATTAAAACTGGTAATGGGTTGACATCTGATACTTCTGGTCATTATACTTCTTTTCATATTAAAAAAGCATAAAAATGTTTATCGCAATAAAAGATACAAAAGTAATTGCCATTCATGAAGTTGAGTGGAAATGTAGAAGGCAGGCAAAAGATGTTTCTAGCTCGGAGTACTGGACTTGGTTAGAATCAATAACTACTGAAGACGAAAAAAGAAATAAAACCTACGACTTCTCTGGTGAAGACTATGAAATAGTAGAAACGGATGCGCCTTTGTCTTATGAATCTACAGATGAGGATGGAAACACCAGAACTATTTCATTTTATGAGTCTGGATATATGCGTAATGATGGAACTTGTTCTCTCAAATGGGATGGAACAAAAATAGTCAAAGACGATACAGCTAAGGCCGCCTATGATCTTGAAGAAGAATGGAAACTAATCAGAAGAGAGAGAACTAGACTCCTAGCAGAAACCGATTGGGTAGTCATCAAGGCAAGAGAGAACGGAGGACAAGTCCCAGCTGCATGGAAGACATACAGAGTTGCACTCAGAGATATACCCTCTGAACAGTCAGATAAAACTAAATATTCAGAGATAACGTGGCCAACACAACCATCATAATAGGAACCAATGGCAATTCGTAGAGTAACAGGAGCAGTATCACCATCAGAGTTGATTTTTGCAGATGCAAATGCATTGGGAGCAACCTATGATGGATCTGGTACAACCATTGAAAGGGGAGAGACATTTACACTTCCTGCTGGTGGAACTACGGCAGTAAGTAATGGTGCATTGAGACTAGAGGCTCTCAAAGGTGATTGTACGATTACAAACAATGGTAACAGTACACTCACAAATGCATCTGGTGTAGACGGAACTATACTCATGAGAAGTGGTGCTTCTGATTTTCCTGCATTTGTAAGGAATTCAAGTATGGGTTCTATGAGTATTCCTGCAAGAGAAGATTTTATTGGTAGTTTAATAAATGCTGGTACTTTTGATGGCACAATTAATAGTAATGCGACTTTTCCTGCTGGGACTGTTTTGCAAGTAGTTACCAATATATCTAATGTAGAATATGCTGATAATCTTGGGACTACACTATGGAAATATGATGAATTAGACACCTCAATTACCCTCAGACAAGCAAATAGTAAGATTTTAGTCCATTTTAATTTTGGATCAGTTGCGTTTGGTAATAGTAATTTAGGTTATGCAAAGGCTCGGTATAAATTAGGTTCTGGTTCATATACTGATATAACTCCGCTTGGATCTCATACTACAGAAGGAATTAAACATCACATGGCAGTCAATTTATATGATGCTAATTATCAGTCAGATGTTGCATCAATGACCCTACCGCTAGAATTTGACAGTATAGCTAAAGATACAGTAATAACTTGCTCAGTTTGGTTTTATGGAGAAAGTTCCACAGCAGACTTCTTTATAAATAGAAATGCCAGAAATAGCGCAGATGATTTTGCCACAGTATCTACTTGTACTCTAATGGAAATAGCAACATGATAGATAAATTTCACGCAGTTAAAGCTCTCTGCCCTGAAGCTAGATTTGGAGTACGGAATAATGAAGTTGTATGGAGAGATGAAAACATTAAGCAACCAACAGAAGAAGAAATAAACGACAAGATTGCTGAACTCCAAGCTGACTATGATGCTAAAAAGTACCAACGTGACCGAGCTGCCAGTTACCCAGACCTCGCAGAACAATTTGACCTTCTTTGGCACGCAATAGACGATGGTAAGTTCAACGTAAAAAGTAAAGACACTGATTTCTACAAGAAGTTGAAAGCAGTCAAGGATGCAAATCCTAAACCAGAATAAATATTAGAAAAATAGGAAAACTATGGCAAATTTAATTATCAAACCAGCCAGTGCATCTGATGATCTTAAATTGCAGGATGGTGCTGGTGCTGATATTGTAACAGTAGATACAAACAATGTTCTCTTTGGAAAGGGTATTCAGGAGACTAAAGGTACATCTACAAACAGTACAAATGCAATTACAATTGACCTTGCAACTGGAAACTTTTTTGAGATAGATTTAGAGAATAATAATGCAACTGTAACTTCATGGACATTTAGTAATATGGCAGGTAACAATAAAGTTTCATCTTGGATTATTAAGTTCACTCAAGGATCTACCGCTCGTGCATTGACATATCCAGCTGCCGTTAAATGGTCAGGAGGAACAGATCATGTAATGTCAACTACAAATAATGCCGTTGATATTGTATCAATGTTTACCTTCAATAATGGTACAGACATTTACGCAAACATTGTAGGAAAGGCCTTTGCATAATGTTAGCTAGTCACCAGCAAGATCAATTTAGTCCTTATATTTCAGGAGCTAATTCTACAGGAACATACACATACAACAATGTGTTATACAGATGGCATAAAATAACATCTTCAACAACTTTAGAAATTGCTCCAGGTCTAATGGATTTTCTTGTTATTGCCGGAGGCGGTGGAGGTGGAGCTGGCGGTGGTGAAGTAGGTGGAGGTTCCACTATTGGTGGATCGGGTGGTGGAGCTGGTGGTTTAGTTTGGCAAACTAATATATGGGTTACTGGAACTTCAGGGGGCTTAGAGTGTATTGTAGGAAGTGGAGGAAATAGGGGTTTTGCGGCCCCACAACTTGACTATGATTTAACTGGAGAAAAAGGAGGAGATTCTATTTTAAAGATTGGTTCTGGTTATTCAGGTACGACAATTAATGTTACTGCTAAAGGTGGTGGCGGTGGCGGTGGAGCTTATGGAGGAATAGCAAATACTGATTTCACCGCTTCTCATTTAGATGGAGGTTCAGGAGGTGGGGCCGCTGTTAATGTTAATGGCGGAAGTGGTACAGAACAAGGATCTCGTGGAATTGGTTCAGGATTACAACCTAGTCAATCTGGTTTAAGTGCTGGACTTGGAAATAATGCTTCTCCTGTTTATTATGGAGTATACAATGGTTCTGGAGGTGGTGGTTCTGGAGGTGCTGGTGGGGCTGTTACACATCAAGACAGTGGTGCGCCTGGAGCAGGAGGAACAGGCACTTCAACATTTATTAATAGTAATTCAGCTGAAACGACTGCATTTCTAAATGCAGCTTCTGCTGGAGTGGATGTTTCTAGTACTAGATATATTGCAGCTGGCGGTTCTGGGGGAGATGCAAGTCAAGGATCTAATCATGCTGTTGCTGGAGGTAATGGTGGTGGTGGAGCTGGTCAAAGTGCAGTTAGTGGAGCTGCGGCCGCAGGTGCAGGGGTAGCAAATACTGGAAGTGGTGGCGGTGGAGGTGCTGGTAATGGAAATGGAGCAAATGGTAGAGCTGGAGATGGTGGTTCAGGAATTATAATAATTAGATATAAAATATAATCAGAGAAATTCATGGCATTTTCAAAAGTAAAAGCAGGAGGACTTGCAGATAATTCAGTTGGTTCCTCGCAAATTTCGCCAGATACAGTAGTTGCATCTGATATTGCTGCCAATGCTGTCACAGCCTCAGAACTTGCCGACAATGCAGTAGACACGGATGCAATTGCAGCTAATGCAGTTGTTACTGCAAAGATTGCAGATTCTACTGGTGCATCTGATGGTATTACTACTGCAAAACTCGCAACGAATGCAGTCACTACAGCAAAGATAACAGATGCAAATATTACAACTGCAAAGGTAGCAAATAGTGCAATTACTTCATTAAAACTAGGGGATGTAATTGATACTGTACCTCACATCATTCCTGGCGTTTTGCAACCAGCTATTGCTGGAAAACTTCTGAATGGTGCTAATCATTCTGGTGCATACGGAACTCCACAAACCCAATCTGGTGGTGACGGCCACAGTTACTACTATACCGATATCAAAGGTTCAAAACCAATCAAAGACCCTAGAATCGGTGCATACTTTGGGTCACAGAGGCACAAAGCTAAATCAATTCAGTTATTAGAACAAGAAACTGCGCTCCACGGGCAAGATGTTTATTCAATTGATGGCAGAGAATGGATGAGAGTTACTGGTCCAGATATTAGATCATATTACAACGATAATACTACAGGCAATGTAGGAACTGCAACGCAAGGAACCGCAGGGACATTTATAGAAATAGTAGGATATTTTAGTGATGCTAATTATATCCAAGATACACACACAGCTGAAAGAAATATAATTACATCAGTTGATGGAGGAAGTACAAATACAAATTCTTCTTTTGTGACGAGTGTCGGTAGTCCTTTAAGTGGAAGATGCGTTGATGAAGCTAGCGTGGGACATCTAAACCTTCCTAGTACGCATTCTACATCTTTAGGGATACACACCTTAAAAATTAATTGGCCTGCGAGTAATTATCCTTATTTTTTTGGTATTGAACTAATCGCCCAAGATACTACTTCAACCGCAAGACGTAGTGAAATAAAAATTCCTAAACAAAATGTTGTTTCTTTTGGTAAGAAATTTGAGGTAGGTTCTGATGATTTGGATAATGCAGTACATCCACACTACGATCCGTTTACCACTATGTCCTATGGTGGTTCTGGAACTACTGCCTCGGCACTAGCAAATCTTATTGATACTGCAACTTCTCTAGGAATGGACAATTGGAAAGCTGGAGGGGATAATTTTCATAGACCTTGGAATGGGGGCAGAGTCATTAAGTGGGTCGATAGTTCTGGGACAATAAAAACTTCAGTAAATATGATGCCACCTAATGCACAAAACATAGGAACTACGGCATCAAATCCAGTATCAAATACAGAGGTTGTAGCAGGAACAAATGGAGAAACGATTAACTTTAATACAAGTGCAATAGACCACTCACAAGCAGAAGTAGCCAAGACTTGGAACTGTTATGAGTTTGGGAATGGGAATGCCAATGGAGGGCATGATGGTCCTTATAAAGATGCCACTATGTTAGATGCTTCAGGGTTCGATGACATAGCCTATGTGATGGATGATGGTTTATCTTCACTTGTAATTGACAATGCTAGACAATATGACCTTGGAGAAGGTATTTATTTAGAAGCTTCAAAATCTGGTTATATAACTTTCATAGGAACTGGTATCTCTATTTATTCAAGCAATTCAGGTGTCGAGGCTACTAAGCATATAGCACAAAATTTGCATTACGGAACTCATGTTTTAAAAATAACAACTGCAGCTTCTCATAATGTCACAACACTAACTTTAGATGGAGTGCAATTAAACTCAAGTGCTACTCACTTTGTGTATGCACATTTTGAAGACATAACTTTCCACCAACCCAAACGCCCACCAATCCCTGAAGATTGCGTAGTGCTAGCTGACTATATGCTGATGGCAGATTTTGTTCCTACAACTTCAGTAGATGGTTCAATATCTAAAGGGGTAAGATACTGTAATGCTAGCAGAGATGTGTTTTATGATTCTGCCGCGGCACTTACTTATAACGCTGGATATCCATCTTTGGGTTATCAAGGGGTTAGTTTTTATAACAATAATGCTAATAACGAAGCAAGGATAACAGCATTTGGTTCTGCTTATGAGAGTCATTATGTCAGAGGAAC